ATGGGGCTTCAGACTGTCAAGTGGCCTCCTGGTCGTGCGTGTGCTGAGAACTCCGACAATCATCACTGGGAACATTTCCCGGTTGGATGTGACGACGACAGACCTGAGTGGCTCACGCACCTCGGTCAGTGCCTTGAATCTGCGAACCTGTCGGAGACCGACGCGAGACGCGTAAGGGCTACCGTTTACACCGCACTGAAAAGGGCGGAACGCGGTGAACTATCGATAGTTTCCGGACAAGGCAATAACAGGCACGGTGTCGTCGAACAGATGCAAGTCACCGGTGGAAAGATTCTTGAGATGAGGCTCGAGGAAATCGAAGGCGATGAGCTGATGAAAGGCAAGCGTTTGCGCCTCTACTTCTGCGAACCAGCGCGCTGTTTAGGTGTCCTCCTGGGCCTTGTCTTCGCCCCAAAGGATGTCAATAGCGGCGACTGGAAGTCGCGACAGAACTCTGCTGCGCTGGACGCTCTTGCGCTGGCTGAAGAATGGGAGTCTTCTCTCGGTTAGCAAAACTGGTCGACACCGGTGCAACCTTTAGGTTACTTTTGTGGGACATGAATCTAGAAAGCTGGGAGGTGTGAGTCTGATGGATCTTGCAAAAATGCTGGGTCTGGACCTCGCTAATCCAACGGATGCGAGCGCAGTGGACATGGAGGAAGCGCGACAGCGCCTTATCGACAAACTGCTCTCCATACGTAACGAACGTGGCATGACAACGCAAGATGTGGCTGCACAGTTGGGTATCTCACGGCAAGCTGTTGCAAAAATCGAGAAGGGCAGCAGGGACCCACGACTCTCAACCTTGATCAGATATGCCATGGCCGTCAATGCGCATATCTCGTTTGATGCCATTGAAGAAGACGTATGGTTTGCTGATCTCAAGCCAAAGCCCCACAATGAGCAGCAATGGCCAAAAGTGACTGTGGGTTCAGAGTCGAATCAACCATGGGTAGATACCGTCAGGCGCTGGGAGGAAGAACTCTCCCTGAACGGCGCGGAGACGAAACAAGAGCAATCTCTCCGAGAGATATCCTACTTCACAGCCCCTTTGTCGGAGTCCGACTCGTCGTGGGAGTCCGATTCCCCAACGTCTGGGCGTAGCGGAAGTGCTGTCAAGGAGCTATCCTGTGTCAACGCATGAGGATGGGCTTGCAGCCCTTGTTCGCGCGCTACAGTTCAAGAAGGGACAGTCGAGTGGTATTCGATTTCAGATACATCCCGACACTCCGCCAAACAGTCGCCATATGAGGATCGCTGTTTCGATTGCCTCACAAATAAATGTCGCCAATAAGAGCTGCACTTATTCAATAAAGATTGAGAGCTCTCGAGAGTCAGAGGTGCAGGTCTTCCTTCACTACAGCGAAACGTTCGAATCCAAAAGGAAGCTGAATCCGTCACGGAGCGGTTTGTGCGAGTTTGGGAACCTCATAGCTGCACCACGGATTCGTCACCACTTTGTATCGCTGCTTACGACAGTGTTAGCAGATAGCCCCATTGATCCAGACACTGCCATTCCTCCGCTTGAAATCCTTCAGTGTTTCGACCGAACGAGTAAGCAGGTCCCCTAAACGGATACATCCCACGAAACGAGTGTGTGACGCAACACCGTCTAAACACAATACAAATCCCACTGACCGACGAGGGTGAGGGGCTGTCTTGTCTCATAGGTGTTGTGGTTGGGTGGCGGGATCCGGGCAACGATGCGCTGGCGGTGCAACAGTGTCTTGACTGAGAGATGCTAGCGTGTTTTCTGGCCGTCAAATATGTCGGCATCGGTCATTCATTTATGAATGGAAAACAGAGAATGGCCCTCACCCCTTCTAAGCAGGGGTGAGGGCCATTCTTCTTATGCTGTGCCTAGACGGTTTGGATGAGTGCGAGGATAACGGAGAGCCCGGCGATAGCAATAGAGCCGAGTTGGGCCGCGATTCCGACCCACGCCCGGCTAGACGTCCGCCCCGTCTGGTCATTGTCGAGCCGGGAGTCGATCACATCAGCCCGCCGCTCCAAGACAGCAACCCGCGCTTCGAGGCCAGCGATCTTGGCTGGCACCCCACCGAGGGCGCTCATCTCTGTTTTGAGTTGGGCGATTTCGTCTTTCGTTTCTTGGCCTTGGCGCCAAATATCGTCCAACGTGATCTTGACTCCCGGTTCACTCATACGGTTGCGGCCTCCGAGGACTCCTCAGTCTCACTCTCGCCTTCATCGTCGGACTCTGCTGCCGCGCCAGCGATCAGACTGTCAGCGTCGTCGAACTCGGCGGGACTTTCCCCGCTATCCGCGGTGCTGGGGCTCTTTGTCACGTTGACGGCCGCCAAGAGTGTGACCGGTGCGGAGATTGCGAGGAGGAACGCGGCAGCGAAACCCAGTCCGCTAGGCGCGTCAAGGTTGATCGAACCATAGGCGGTCAGGGTGGCCGAGAGGAGCGCTTGGGCACAGAACACAATCAGGAGGAGTCCCCACCTGACTCGTTCGGGGATCATGCGTGTGGCGAGCTGTTGGATTGTTGAATCGTTCATATCAGCCCCAGATCTTCCGGTTCTCACCCAGCGATGCGAGGTCTTCAATAGTGTGGTCGTTGGCCTTCTTGCGGTTGGGTCGGATGGATCCCCAGTAAACGACCGTCTCCTTGGCCACTTTGAGATTCTGGATAACGCTGTCCATTGTCTTGGTGTTCGGGAAGAACGAATACCACAGATCTCCCGGCTTCCAGATGCCGATGCTCTTTCCGTGTTGGAAAATGACGAACATTTCTGCTCCTTGGTTCGTGATTGTTGTGATTTCTTGAGCTTCAGTGGCGGTGTCTGGGATGATCCTTCGGACGGTCCAGAACGCCGCGTCGCCCAGCAGCCAGCTCTTGGTGATCAGGGTCCGGTTGGGGCCCATCGCCGGGTATCCGCCGTGCCCCCAGCTGTAAAGGTCCCGGTCGTAGAGCTCAACATGGTTGATTTGGGTGCCGTTCTTGTAGCCCGCTTTGAGGGCCATGGCCACCACATCGGCCTTCTTGAGCTTGGCTTTGGCGGCGACGAACTGGGCGACGGTCGAACCGGACGCGACCAGAGTGCCTGCGGTGGCGAGCTCGTAGGACATGTCAATATCGGCAAGGTCGATGCCGTTGTCCTTGTAGTCACGCCAGATCGTGCCCGAACAGTCCGATTCCCGGGAGCTATCCGGGTTGAGCTTCTGTGGCCGCGCATTCGAGTACCGGAACCGGCCCTGCCGCGCCTCCATCCACGCGATAAGCGCAGAACGCTTCTGATCTGCTTCAGTGGTCATTCCTGCCTCCTTTGGGCATGAAAAAAGCCACCCGGTGAGGTGGCTGGTTGGGTGTGTGGGCGGCGCTCGCGGGTGTCAGTTCCCGGAGCTGGTTCAGCACCAGTGGGGCTCAGATCATCATGGCAATGTGGATGGGTTGGTGTAGGTGTCCCCGTAGTACCGGCCACCAGCGGTCAGCACTTCGGAGGCAAAGAGCGACTGGTCGAGAGCGTCCACTTCGGCGTAGGTCCGTCCTGAGACGGTGAGGTCCTCGACGTAGACGCGATAGAGCACTCGGCTGCCAGAGTGTCCCAGTGGAACAGGGGTAGAGCCCCCCGAGTACCTGTTCAGGCCGACATTACCCACAGCGAATACCGAGTTGGAGTCGGCGCCGTAGGACACGAACACTCCGCCAGCCGCGCCCGTTCCAAGCGCCTTCCGGAAGGGCCCGGCTGGAAGCACTGCCGCAGGGTAATGAGAGGAGCCCAGATGGTTCGTATTATTCACGTTTGGATAGCCCGCACCATTGCTTCGGATGAGCGCCCTTCCAGCAGTGGTGTTGCCTTCCATCAGCTCTAGGATCGCCTCGAACTGTCCCGGGTTCATGTTGGTGACGCGAGTTGTAGCGCCCCAGACGGAAACGAACGTGCTGTGTTCCTTTGCTGCGCCCGTGCTGATCCATAGACGAAGCGGTTCAGGCAGTCTGATGGACATGTGGGTGGTGTCCCCAGCAGCGACGTTTTGGGTTTGGGAGAATATGCCATGCAGCCCGCCCCGTGTGGTGCGCTCGATGAGCCCCTTGGACCCACTCATCCCGCTGTAATCCATTGCGCACGCCAAGGATTCCTCCGTGCCGGACCCGAGTACAGCTGCTGCATGGTCCCACGCGAGGTTCGGGACGGTACCGCCGGAGGCGGGAACTCCTGCTTCCCATGCCCCGAGGACTGGATGTGTGGGATCAATGAGGAGAAGTGCCCCCTGTGTGGGGAGCACGGGGTCAATACTGACGCGCCCCCGATCCGCATTGAACGTGGTATCAACATCCGCACGGATGAACCCGTGCCTCATTGTAGCCATAATGCACCTATCACTTTCTGCGCGACCCATGTTCCTTGGACGGTGAGCCCCGCGTCGTTGAGATGAACCCCATCACTGGTGAATGAGGGAGGAATGTTTCCTGCCGCGATTGCATCGAGATCAGCCTGCGTCGGCGTTATCCCGGCATCTGACAGCGCCTGGGTGGACACGAGATACGGGAGCGCGTCCCAGCAGTGGCGACCGTATGCGGCCTTGAGGCCGTCGTTGATCGCGTCTCGACCGGAACCTGTGATCTGCGAGAGGACAGCCCACTTGCGGTCAGTCCCCGTGAGGAAGTCGATCATGGCGGCCGTGTCCGAGAGGACCCGGGCGGGGTCCCCTGTGTTGTTGCGCCCAGCCATGATGATCGTCATGTTGCCACGCAAGGACACGTCATCTGGGATGAATGGCGCGTAAGCGGGGACCATGACAGCCTCTCCTGACGTGTCCCGTGTGAAGACGGCCGGATAGTCCTCTGAGGGCGTGCCTCCAGAGATGTTCGGGCTCCTCGACAGCACTCCATGCACTCCAGCGATTGAGCACTTCATGGGATGCCACCAGAGCATGACCTTGACGTGATCTGCGAGAACAACGCTGACGCTTCCCGATGCTGGGATCGTTCCGCCACTCCGCCACACCGCAGGGATCGCGCCGGACTTGGCGGCAATGCCAGCCGATGTCTCACCCGGAAACCCCTTATTGGCGACAGCCACACCAAGGCCTGTCGCCATGACCTTGGTCCACATGAGCGCGGAGGAATTGTCATTGCCGGTCTGTGAGTCACCCCAGCACGTGATCGGCAGAACAGAACGTCCGAGACGGTCCATCCTTCTCGCCCACGCCATTAAGATGTTCTCTGGCACCTGCCCATCACGATCGAACACGAGCTCAGTGAGATTGCCCGACTGATCAGTGAGGCCACCAACAGCATCAGTGACGTATCCAACGTCAAGAGTGACAACTCGATCGAAATCAATTGAAGGGATCCCGGCTCGCGAGCGCCATGCTCGGACTATGCTTTCTGGCACCTGACCATCACGATCAAACACGAGTTCGGTGACATTACCTGACGCGTCAACTATTCCACCAACAGCTAGGGGGGCGCTTCCGGGGACGCCACGCACCAACTCCGCATTCGACTGCGCCAGCTCGGCGGCGGCAGTGACCACCTCGGGCTGATCCGCGAGTGTCTGTACGGCCGCCTGAGCGCCTGCCACAGCAGATACATCGTTAATCACTGCGCGAGTTTGAGAACTCGTATCCCGCGCAATGGATGCCACAGCAGCATCTTGCAATGCAACAGTCTGCCCCGCCATGGTGGTTGCAGTGGTCGCAGCGCTAGCAGCGTCGGCAGCCGATCCAGCCGCTTGACCTGCCGACTTTGATGCCGCTGTGGCTGACCCTGAAGCGGAAGAAGCGGAAAGAGCCGCGGCGTTAGCAGAACCAGCCGCTTGGCTTGCTGAGGTGCCTGCCTCGCCAGCCTTATCGGTTGCGATACCAGCCTGCTCAGACGCAGTGCCCGCTGCCCCCTGCGCCGCCTGCATCGCCGTCTCAGCCTGCTCAGACGCTTTTTCAGCTGCCTCGGTTGCCTGTGTTGCCGCGGCAGCACTGGCTGCTACGGCGTCACGTGCGGCCTCCACCTCTGGAGTGATGTCGGCCCGGACCTTCCCTACATCCGTTTCGGTGCCGTCAGTCTTGGTGACGATGAGATGCCCTGCCGCATCCATGACCGTCGTCGTGATCCCCACGCCGGCCGCGCCAAGAGTGCCCTCCTGAACGACGATCGTCCGCACGTCGTAACCGCCATATAGTTCAGTGCTCATCGTGTCGTATCTCCCTTCCAGCTGATTGACCCCTTGAGGAGGGTCCGGATAGTGGCTTGGTCCTCGGCCTGAATGTCGAAAACACCGGACCGGATCTCTCCACCGTCGACGGCGGTTTTGTCCCCCCAGAAGATCAGCGTGATCTTCCCGTCTATGGTGTTCGAGGTGTCCAGGTCGAGGTTTACTGCACCCTTCGCTCCAGGCGAGCGGCGCCATTGGGCCCGCCAGTGTGTAAAGCGGGACATGTCGGCCGGGGTGCCGTCTTCACGTTTGAACACAATCCCAAACGACGCATAGTCTCCTGCGTAGATCTCCAAGGCTTCCGTCACTGTGGGGACCTTCATTGCTACTCCTTTCAGGCCACCCCCAGAGTGGTCTGGGATAGGTCGAGTGGTGACTAGTTGATGTGCCAGAAGCACCCATCCACATACATTTCCGTGAGCGCAGTGGAATTGGGGTTATAGGCGTCGACCGTCCCATTAGTGTTGACGACGATTGACCCGGCCCGTCCATAGGCAGGCGTGGCCCCAGCTACATACGTCCCGCAGGGAAGCACAACCTGTTGCGCCGGTGCGAAGTCTGCCGGTACAGTCACGACGCCGGTGTTTGCCGACGACGCGGCAATCGTCCCGGGGCTCTTCTTCAGACGCCCTCGAGCGAAGACCCCCACACCTGGAACCTTCATCACCTGCATTGTCGACGAGCCCCACGGCGCTGCCGTCGGCGATGTCCACGCCGACGCCGCAACACCAATGTTCGACCAGGTCGACCCGTCAAATGCCATCAGAGCAGACAGGTCCGTCCGGTAAACCACCAGCGGATCTGTCGCCGAAGTGGGCTGCGATGTGGTGGCAAGCGCATCAACAATCGACTGTGCTGCGGCCGCAGTGGCCGCCGCCGGGATCCGATTTGACGTCAGAGCCATCTTCAGAAGATCGCTAGCTAGGTTCTGAAAATCATCACTACCATCAGGCGAAATAACACCTGTAGCCCTACGCGTACTCATTCCTCATCCTTTCCACGTGAACTCGAGAAGCCCCGACTGGGGTGACTCACCCACCCCAGCAAAACCGGCATACCCCGGCCCTGAAATCGCAATCCCCGCACCCCCGGCGAGGTCATCACCCCACGAGGCCGGCAGACTGCACCACCCTCCAAGGAAACCTGCCGGAACCGACACAGACTGTGCACCAGTGAGAGACGGTGTTCCACTCTTGGACCGCAGCCCGTGAAGCGAAAAGACCACTTGGACGGCCGAGGTATAGTAGCCTGCACGCTTGCGTGGGCCGAGCCACACACGCAACCCTGTGACCGTGCGAGAACTCAGTCCGGCAGCCCCTCGCCCATAAAAGAAACAGCCATACGATGGGCCCGTTGAACCCCATGTTCCTTGATAGACCGCCCGGCCGAAGTAGCTGTTCCAGTTGTAGCCTGCCGTCCACGTTGCCGAATCAGTGGCCCGCACCTGCGTCACACCGGACGAGGCACTGCCACGTCCACCGGCAGTTGATCCGGTCGATTGGGACGTCCCCGATGTGGATTCGGTCGTTGTCCGCTTACCGACACAGACAGCCTGCCCGCCTTGCCACAGGAGCATCACAGTGTCCCCCACAGCAGGAGCAGACCCCACGAAAACACAATCGATAGATCCCAACCATTCAGCGGTCACAGTGATCGTCGCAGAACCGGACGGGACCGCGGTCACGACTCCCGTAGCGGGCGCCGCCGAACTCGTCACCTTTCCCAAGACAAGCCCCGTCTTAGGTGACTGGTCGGCACCCAGAATCTGAACGAGGACAGTATCCCCATCCTCGACAACAGTCCCAGCCAACCATGTGCACCCGAGCGCCACCCCAGATCCACGCATCGTGACGACAGGCGCCTGCTTGACCCCAGCCGCATCCACCCCGATAGACACCGTCGCGAGCGCTGTCCGCGTCGTATTCAGCGAGCCAGAGCCGACGATTGTTTTTGCGAGTGCTGCCGCTCCTGTGTCAAGGTCAGGCATATCGAACCGCCTGCGCTAGGTCTTCTACGGCGACGATGACACTTAGTTCCATGGGGAGCAGTCCTGCTGCTGTCCCTTGGAGGGTGAGTGATTCGACAGTGCCGGCGACATGCAGGAAGTCGGTTCTCCCATCGATGGGGATCCCGACTGTTACGTGATCTCCGGATTGTAGTCCGGGGTGTGGGAGGCAGACGATGCTGAGCGTCACTGCCTGTGATGCGGTCGTTGTCGATAAGTAGGTGGCGGCGTCTTTGTCTGCCATCGCTTGTGTCGTGATGAGCGGTGATGAGTGGAAAATGGGGCGGTGTCCTAGAGGGCCGTCCCATCGCAGTGGGCCGGATTGGATGTAGGCAACTCCTGTGATTTCCGTGTCTGTGCCGGAGCTGGTGGAGATTGCCGCGTTGTATAGGCCATCGATGCTCAGTTGATGGTCGATGCTAACCATGACCCCTTCGTCTCCACCGTAGACCTGCCATACAGGGTCAGTCAGAATTGGATCCACGTGGAGGGCTGCATCTGAGCCCATCCGTGCGACCGCGCCGAGTTTCGCCACGAGGTCGTCGACGGCGTCCATCCGTTCCTGCTCCCACACAGTTGACGTGGACACTGAAACATCGGTGATGGCTGAGTCGATGACCACCGGTAAGAGTCCGTCAAGTAGGCGCATGATCTCGCTCTTTGCCGTTGCTCCAGTTGGTGGAGATTCTGGGGCGAGGAGTCTCGCCGCTTTCACGTCATGCGTCAAGTCGTCAGCGGTTAGGCTGACGTGAACACCCGTGGAGACGAGCTTGCTGCCATTGGTGTTTCTCGTGATTCTCCACGACGCGGAAGGTTGAGCGGACGTCAGCTTGAACTCACCTAGCGGGCATGAGGTTCCGTCTCCAAGAACGTATGTGGCTGCGATCCGCTGCCCAGCGGGGGCAAGAGGATCAGTCACGAGCAGAGGAATTAGGTCCCCCTCGTTTGACACGTCAGCTGTGAACTGGCGGCGCACCTGGCGTGTTGAATCGTCCGTGATCTTCCAGCTTGACACGGGCAGTTCCGCGACCGTACACAAGCCATCCAACCATGCAGACAGCAGGATCTGCTCACCTTGGCGTGACCCTGTCATTGCCTCAATAACACCCTCAGGAAGATCAATCATCCCAGAGCACCTCCCATCCGAGGATCACGGGCGACGCCCGCGTAGCTGAATCCGTTGGTGGCTGCAATCGCCGCGACCTGCGTATATGTCAATGCAGTCATTCCGTCCTCACTGACATAGAGGGCGAGTGCGGAACTGTATGTCCAGAACGTCCATGCGACTGGACGTGCGAGTGGACGGACGAGCGTCCCTTCGCTCTCGAACAGCGTTTCAGGCCTCCCGCGTCGAGCCCCAACCGGCTTGACTGTCACATCGGGAAGCAGAACGTAGGACACGGGATCCATGAGCGGCGTTCGCGGCGTAGGACGAAAAACAAGTACCGAACCGCCTCTGAGGAGCTCGGTGAATCCGTCAACAGCCTCCCTGGTCAACGCAACAACCGTGATCGGCAAGGACGCCGCCCGCATCCGGGTGCCGCCGGTCGCAACTGGCAGATCAGCTCCGAGGATGCTCGTTGTCGATGACTCGGCGGAGAACCTCCCGGATTCAAGGGCACCCGCCGTCACGATAAGATCTGTTCCCATTCCTGGGCGCGCCGCGAATGCGACAGCGACAGACGGATCCTGCGGATCCGATATCCATCCAACGCCAGAAGGCACCGTGACTGTCGCAGTCAAACGCTCTGTCGACGTGGACACCACATACGTTGTTTCATGCCCCAATGGAACATCCCAGTCGATGAGCGACCCTGAGCCGAGGATTGTCACATCACGGCCTCCTCGGATGAGGGCGTCACGGCCAGAAACGATCCGCGAAACAGTCGCGGTGGAGGGCGAGTCAAACCCGTCAAGGACAATCGTTGCGATCGGCTGCCCTGCGGGCCCCTCACCGACCTCAACGTGAATCTCACCCATCAGCCTCTCCTCAACTTCGCGTCCGACACGGACGCCGCCATACCGGCAGCGACTCGCCTATCCGCAGCCGCGATAATTGCCGCGGCAAGCTGCACCACCTGCGCATCCGTGAAGAACGCCGAGACACTCGCAAGTGCAGTCGAACTCGACCCAGAGTTCTTCACTTCGCGGAGCATCGCATCCAACTTCGTCAATGGCAGGACAGCTTCGGGTTCGTTACCTTCACCTACCCATGCCAGAGTTGCCTGCTGCACGACGCCACCGGCGGCCAACTTTGGCGCAGACCATCCTTTTCCACCCATTCCCGGTACCCAGTCAGGGACGGTGAATGTCAGTCTTCCGATCGTGTTGTTCCACAGGTTCTTGATCGCATTGAACGCTGACCTGAACGGGTTGCTGATCGCGTCACCCATTCGCTGGAAGATCCCCGACACAGTCGAGACTCCCTTTGACCAGATCCCGGTAATCCCACTCCAGATGGAGGACGCGAGATCCTTGATCCAGCTCCATCCGGCCGACCAGATGGACTTGATGAGCCCCAAGGCTGCAGAGATGGTGCCCTTCACTGCGCTGAGCGCACCGCTGATGAGCGCCTTGATTCCCTCCCATACACTGGAAGCGACCTGTTTGATCCCCTCCCATACGCCGGACCAGTCGCCAGCGATCGCGGAAGTCACAACCTGAATGATTCCTTGGATGATTCCCATCACCGATTGGATGACCGCAGCGATCGTGTTGAACACTGTGTCCACAACCGGGAGCAACGCTTGGATTGTGGGCATAAGCCCTTCGAGGATCGTCGTCACTATTGGGATGAGGCCTTGCAGAATCACTGCGATAGCGGCCCCAACTGAGCCCAGCACGGGAGCGATTTGTGGGAGCAGGGACGCCACCAGTTCAGCCACCACATCAATGATCTGGGTGATGACTGGAGTCAGCTCCGTGATGGCCTGCGCCAGTGTTCCCGCGATCACCTGGGCAACCAACGTCAACGTGGGAAGGATCGAGTCGACAGCGGGACCGATAGCTTCGAATGCGCCGGTCAGACTTCCCAGTACTCCTGATAGGAGCCCGCCAAGAGCGGACTGGAGTTCCGGAGAGACGGCAACCAGGCCGGCGAAAGCTGACAGTGCGACTCCGATCGGCCCACCGAGCAGTTTCAGCGGGCCAGCCAACCCTGACAATGATCCACCCAAGACTGGGATCTTCGAGAGGATGCCAGGAATTGCGCTGCTACCGAGCGCTGTCAATGCGCCTGCGACTGGGACAAGTGCGGGGGCGAACTTCTTGAAGAATCCTTGGACACTCTGCCCGACCCCAGCTAGCCCCTTCAATGGGCTTTCCAGCTTCGATGCCGCATCGGATGACATCGTCAACCCGGCCGTGAACTCACTGAACCCGCCGAGACCATTGCTGATCTTGGCGCCCAGATCTTCAACGAACCCACTCAGCTCGCCGATAGCCGGGCTTGCCACATCCATGATGAATGTGGAGAAGGCTGTCACGATCGGCATCGCGGCTTGCCCAATCTGGGAACTCAAGCCTTGGAAGACGGCGGACAGTGTCCGGGAAGCCGATTTGTATTCAGAGAATGTGGATGCGGATTGATCGTCAAGGGTTAGACCTAACGACTCGGCCTTGGCTTCCAGATCTGCGATTCCCTCAGATCCCTTATTCAGGAATGGGAGCATCGCCGTGCCGGACTTGCCGAACAGTTGAACAGCGAGGGCTGTCTTTTCCGCACCGTTCGGCATCGACTTGAATCTGTCGGCAACCTCGGGAAGCATCGCCGACATTGAGCGGATTGATCCGTCAGCGTTCGTCACCGATGTTCCCAGCAGGGACTGCATATCAGCAGTTGCCTTGGAATCACCTTGCACCGCGGCGAGCTTCTTCGAGAAGATCGTCAGCGAAGACCCAGCCTTGTCGACATCCATGCCTGAAAGCTGCATCGCGCCACGCAGCTCAGAGACCTCGGCTGTTGTGCCACCAGTGATGCGTTGGAGCGAGTTCACACCGCTCTGCAAGCTGGAAAATGTCGAAATCCCAGTCTTGGCGGCGGCAATGGCAGACGTGATGCCCGCCGCCGCCACCGTCACCCCGACCTGCAACGCCTGCTTGATCCCAGAGCCAAGCTTTGAAGCACCCGACTTGATTGCGTTGAAGCTTGATTCCCACGCAGACCGCAACTTTGATGGAGCAGGCGAGTTCGCCACCTGATCTTGTGTACTCTTCAGACTTTCTTGGGCAGTCTTGAGACGATCAGATGCGGTCTTCACCGCGTCGGTTGCGATCTCCTCTTGGCGCCGCGCCGAGGCTAGCTTCTCTTCCGCAGCGACCGCCTGGGATGATCCCTGACCGGACTTCGAGATAGCCTCTTGCAGCTTCACTTCGGCGACACGCACTTTGCCGGCAGCGTCCTGTTGCTTCAGCCGCGCATTCGACAAAACCTTCGAAGCCGACGTGACATCGCTCTTCAACTTCGACAAAGACGACGTGGCAAGGCCACTCGAGCTCGAGGAGAATGCTGACTTCAAATCCTTACCGAGGGACGAGCCAGTAGATTTCCCAGCGCCCGAGAACGCCTTCTTGATGCCCGACGCACCCTGCTTGCCCGCAGCTTGCGATTCTCTGAGTACTGCAGACTTGAAGCCCGTCATCACCGGGAAGATCGACACTTGTGCGTTACCGACTTCAGAAGCCACAGTGCACCTCTATTCAGTTCTGAAAGATGATCGACTCCTCGAGCTCCGCCTCGGCATGAGCCACCGCATCGGCGTCAGGGTTCTCCGTTTTGAGCCCACCATCATTGACTGGCAGGAGAGGGTTAAGTGCCTCGCCAACGAGCGACCTCGCGAGGAGAAGTGACCCGAGCTCGTTGACGCGGATCGGGTAGGTCAATCCTTGGAGCTTCGCACCAATTCGCGTTCCCGAATCAGAGACTGCGACCAATGCAAGATCAATCGCTTCCCTCCACGGCAGATCGTCCGTACCGGTCTTGTAGATGGATACTCCATAGGTTTCTCTGAAGGTCGTGGCTAACTCAGGGCCATGGTCAGTGAGCAGCCGAGTTAGCCAGCCAATTCCCCCACTGATGCCAGCGTGGCACGATTCAACAGGTCGAAGAAGTCATTCGCGAACACTGCGATGAGTGGGATGGACTGCTTCTGGATCTCCTCCACTGCCGCATCATTGCCAAGACCCTTGAGGAGAAGAGTGATCTGTTCTACAGGGTCATCACCATCAAGGCTCTGCAGCTCACTGAGTTGGGCCAGCCTCAGCTTCAATGGGAGGTCTACAACTGTCCCATCTGGGAATCGCCCGTAGTACACGCCGCCACGGACCACGTGTTGGATCTTGGTTTCTGAGACGATCTTTGCGATCACCGCATCGTCGTCCTGGTCTGTCCAGTTGTCAAAATCTGCCGCGGTGGGCTTCTTCGTCGTTGCCATAAGAACTTCGTCTCCTATCAGGGTTTCAGCAATTACGGGGTTGAGAGAGGAGGACGGGCAGCGCAACCCCATACACTGCCCGCCCTAGCTTGTTAGCCTTCGCTGGATCCTGCGATGAGCCACTCGCGGTAGTATCCACCGATGGTCTCGTCGTAAACCCACTCGAATGTGGTGGCACGACCGTTGACTTCACCACGAGTTTCTTGATCACGCTCGACAGCAGAGACGCGAGACATTCCACTCCGGACGAGCTTTGCGCCATTCTTGAACGCTGTGACTGTGACGAACGGGAACGTATTGTCAGGGGTGGCTTGGGTGACGACAATCATCCCGTTTGCGTCAGGCGTCTTCCCCGTGGTCAGGCGACGGACGTTCGCATCAAACTGTGCAAGATTGACTTGCACAGTCATAGTTGAGGCGCCGGCCATCTTGTAACCATCCTGGAAGAACTCGATCGCATCCTCAGTTTCCGAGGAATCTTGAGGACCCCCATCAACCTTGAAAAGACCGAGCTTTTCGTAGCCTGTGGGCAGTATGAGCGGCCACGCCCCTCCCACTTCGGGTGCGAGGAACCCTGCAGTCCCCGCGAAGTCGACCGCGGCGAACCCAGTAAGCGGGATGCTCACTGCCTTGAGATCATTGCCGTTTTCGTCAGCGGCCATTTTCTCCTCCTATATGAGAAAAGCCGCCCAGATGGACGGCAAGAATGTGAAATTGAAATGCGGTCAGCTCACCACGAGCCGACCACTGTGTATTGAACGGTCAAATACCGACGTGCTACATTGAGTGTTTCCGTGACCGCATACGGCCCATTGCAGCCATCCCAGTCGACAGCGGCGATAGGGGAACCAGGAACCATCGCGATCTCGTCATCCGATAAGATCCCCGCAATCCGGCGGGCAAGGTCGTTTGATGCCTTGTCATCCTGCCGTGTCCCTGCGAGGATCGAGACCCCGATCGAACGGTCAAACGTCACGGCGGATTGGCGAGTGCCTGAATCGTCACGAATCACCACCAGCGGCTTCGATAAGGGCAGTTTGAGCGAATCGGGCTCTTTGTTGGACACCTGCGCATCAACCCCCTCATCGGCTAAAACTGAGCGAAGATAAGCACACAGCCACAACTCCATGTCTGGAGCAGTCACCCGCGTCACTTCTTTTTCACCGCCCGAATCGCCCTAGCGAGATTCCCTGTCTGAGCCTCAACGAGAAGACTCTTGGCATCCGTACCCACCACCAGGTACGTATCCCGATACTTGTGGATAGCTTTCTCGATCTTGAGACCATTCTTGTAATCCTCCGTATCAACAGGAGCTGTCGCTTTTGCGATCTTGAGTGCCTCTTCGGCTTTCTCCCTGACCATCGATTCAACAGCAGCAGTCTTCATGATCTGATCGAAGTACTTCTGGTTGAAATGGACCGTCGTCTGTCCTGCGCGTGGCATCAACCCACCGTCCTCTCCAACGTGGCAGCCTTATATGGCTGCCATCCCGTAAATGGGTTTTTCGGTGCGAACGTGAACGCAACAACGGTCCACAGCCCGTCATCGTCCCATTCGACACGGTCTCCTCGGCGGAGATCCGCTTTCGTCTCACAGTAAAGAGTCACTGAGTCGACAGTTTGCCTGCGGACAGGGTCATCGTTTTCGCTCGATGCTTGAGAATCGAAGAAACCCAACAGATCCTTGCGGTCAGGATTCGACCAATCTGCGACCATCGGCTCTTCAGAATAGGGATCAACCTTGGATCCGGCGCGAAGCCGGACGAAACTATCGGTAAACCTCATTCTTCCTCCTCTTCCGGCCAAACCTGCTTGAACACTTTCGTGGCTTTTGGGAAGCGCCCCACAGGATGCCCACCACCCAGCATTGATGCACTCAAACAGATTGCGCGCAGCCCATCACGGTCGTCATCCGTGAACCACGAAAGCGACGATGCCTGTGTGTAGGACATGGATCCTGATCCGACAGCTTGTGATGCGACAAACCGTGCACCGCGGGCCTCGGCCTCAGCCGCAACACCCACGAGGATCGCCAAAGCGTCCTCCCGGTCCTCGCCATCCAAGGAGTGGAGGGATGGAGCGATAGACCGGGCCGTCGAAATGATTCGACGGGCGAGACCGACATCAACTCCCGTCAGATCCTCAGGGATAATAGTCATCGCGCCACACCTCACATCTCAAGAGTCACTCAGTTGTTGTGTCTGCATTCCCCGAAGATGCGGTCTCCTCAGCAGCAGGCTTCTCACTCTTCTTGATAAGCCCCAGACCCAATAGACGCTTCACCTCTTTTGCGTCCACCGTGTCAGGAACGAAACGCCCACGCGACAAATAAACCTCGCCACCCTGAGCTCCCGGGACTTTCACGACGATCATCGTCGCATCAACGCGATACTGAATCCTTGCGGTGGCCATCACAGCCCCGTCCCAGTGACCGTGTAGCCAGCAGTCGGATCGGTAACGATCGGAATCGTCACACGGCGCGACCGCAGCAGGTAGGAGTCCGTTTCATCCTTGCGGATCGACTTGACCTCCACACCAGGCTGAACTGTCGAATAACCCGGGCTGGCAAGGTCCTCATCCGCCATTCCCCCAAGCTCAGCAGTGTCAAGAATCAACGGCGCAGCGGTCGGCGTGTGAGGCGAACGCAACCAGGTTAGATCCAAAACGGTCGGCCAGACCCCAGTCAACAGAGGATTCGCCGCTTCACGAGGAAGCAGACCCGCAGCAAGGAACTTCGCCATCACCTTCGCATACGCGGAAGGCGTCAAGACAATCGTGTCGAGCGTGTGCCCTTCCCCGGATTCCTCCGCTTGAGCCTTCGCAAGCTCCACAGACTCCACGATCGCATCAGCCGTGGTCCACGCAGCGGACGAAGCCTGTGTTTGGGTGACCTTCGATGCAATGACACCCAAAGCCGCAGAGTCCACAAACTTCACCATGCGGGCGACGAGCTGGTTGGTCGCCTTGGTGACGACATCGATTCCGCGACGCTTGATCGACTCATCCGTGATCGGCACGTCACGTCCCCACTTCTCCACGCGGGCAGCAGCAAGATCTCCCACCGTGACCTGCGACGCTGGATACTCGCCTCCAGGCGCGATCGCTTCTGGATCATCCGGCGCGAAAAGGGGCTCGCCAGTCTCGTACAGGACAGACCCACCGATGGACTGAAACCTTCCAGTCAACAATGCATCCGCAATGAACTTCTGATCCGCCAGCTGCCGGACCCGCCACGCTAGAGCGGGAACATTTTGCAACAGTTGGTGAATCTGCTCAGTCGTCAGATTCTCGACCGACTCAATCCCCGAGACGGGGTATGTCAAAGAATTTGCCATGTTATCTCCTCCTTCTTCCTCAGTCGAGAGCAACTTCGACAAGAACGCCCGCCGCACCTGCGGTGAGAGCCAAACCAATACCCGAACCATCAGCCGCTTTCGCAACCTTGCCGTCAGCTGCAGACGCAACACGATCACCAGCAGCAATCACGCTCGCGGCGAGAAGCTGGTGCACACCGCCGCGCAGGACGAGGACGCGTCCACTCGACTTCTCGTCGGTGGCAGCAACACCAAAGACCTTCACACTGGCGGCACCGGAATGGGCGACTGTCCGATCGCCGGTGATATCTACGAGCCGACCAGCAGTAACGGCGGCCGACGTGTCACAGGCGATGTTGGCACCCGGGTTGAAAAGATGAATGTGACTCATCACTTAGCCTCCTTCGGCTTCATGCCCCACGCAGCGGCGTATTGGGACTCTGAATTGATCTGCGTATCGACCCCGTATCCAACCTCAGTGACTGGGATTGTGTTTTCCGGGAATGACTCAATCAGTGCGGCCGCGCCGGCCTCGTCCTTCTCGAGCTGTGCCAGCCATGCATCCTTTGACGCTGGAGTGATCCGGCCCTTCGCAATCGCGTCAGTAACGATCGACTCCCGACGAGCAACAGCCTGCGCCTCGAGAGCCTTCACTCCCTGCTCGGCCTTCGCTTGAAGATCGGCAAGTGCTGTCGAATCGATCAAGGTAGCCCCTTCCGGGGCTTTCAATGCGGGCTGAGAGAGCTTCTCATCCAGCATACTTAGAATCTGCGTCGCGTCCGCTGTGGCGTCGGTGATCCCGAGCCGTTCACGAATCCCCGCAGCTAGAACGTCTTCCATACCTTGAGGCATGGCGACTCCCTTCTCTTGGTGATTATTGGTTTCCGGCTCGGATGCCGGAAGGATTAAGGCAGGCGCGGGTGCGTTCTTCCGCCCTGCGTGTGTAAAGATTGACAGATCAAACTTTGCTTCGGCTGCGGGGGCATCTACCCATTCGTCGGCCAAACCAGCAAGAACTGCTTCCTCTGCCGTGAACCACGTTTCATCTCTCATCTGGTCGCGCCACGCCGTGGAAGACCCCCCAGTCCGGGCCGCATACACATCAGCGATCGACCCTGACAATTTGTCGAGCAAGTCCGCTGTGGAGCGGAGCTCATCAGCGTTCCCGCTGACGTAGGAGACAGACGCGTCGTGGATCATCATTTGCGACCCACGATTCATCGAGATATGGTCGCCGGCCATCGCGACGACTGATGCGGCAGATGCGGCAAGACCATCCACTGAAACGTTCACTGTCGCTCGGTGGCGCCGCAGCGCATTCATGATTGCCACCCCATCCCACGCGGATCCGCCAGGAGAGTTGATGAAGACGTTGAGCTCGTCCACATCCAGTTGGCCGATCTGGTCAGCAAACGCCTTCCCAGACACGCCCCAGTAAGGATTGTTTGAGACCTCGTCATACACATACACATCGGCGCTCGTGCCTTTGGCTGAGTCGCGCAGAAGAATACCGCGTGACTCAACCAACTGAGCCGCTGTCACCATAACGATCCCCCTTTCTGCAGCACAGTGCGCGCTGCATTCGCTTGCCCCACAGGAAGGTCGTAATACTCCCGCAGGTATTTCTCGAGTTCTGGATCAGGCGTCAGCGCGCCCGCATCGACGAGTTCCTTGATCGCCGACGCCGTCACAGGCGACCGCGCACCAATCGGCTCACACACCAGGCGTGGAGCAGGCTCACTAGAACCCCAGTTAGCATCAACTAGATCCTCAACAACATGCTGCTGAGTAACGTCTTGAATGTGTCTCGCCGTGGCATTCAGCGACTGAGTAAAGAAATCTGCGAACGTCGAGCCCAAAGCCCACGAACCCGTCTCAGTTCCCAAATTCAGGAAGTGTGCGAGGACCGCACGAGCAATCTGTTCGTCGTGGTACCGGATCGGCGCATCAATGTCTGGCAGGTCGCCAGTCACACCCTTCAAATCGAGTGACGCACCATGAGGAATCGACGCGCCTGCCGCCTCACCTGCGCGGAACGACGTTGCCACGTCAAGACCAGACGACTTCTCCGATTCCTCCCACTTACGACGCTCTTCAAGCGTTGCAGAAGTAGGCGGTTCAGCACCCGTATATACGGGAACGCCCAAACCGTTGCGCTCCACAGTCAGCGCCTGGGCGCGCAACATACGATCTTTCAACAACCAGTTCTTGTAAGCCGTGCGAAGCAGACTCTGCCCCAGCCAGTTAGACCCCTCACGCTCATTGATGTATGCGACAAGGTGACTGACGGGGATCGTGGGGGCCGGAACGCCAGAGACTCCATATTGTTGGATCGAAACCAAACCACCGTCGCGAGCGACGTTGATATTCGAGATGGTGCGAGGTGGCCGCCAGGCAAGCTTGGCCAAATGAATCAGTTCGCCGTCAGCCGAGTACACCTGTTCAAAGAAGCTGTGACCATAGACAAGTTCAAGCAATGCGAGCCGCAGGTGCTCAGACCACGAAAACCTGCCCTTCGTACGCACGGAGGCGACAGGACCCTGTCCGCGCACGGGAACACCAAGATCCCGTGCAACGAGATCTACAACGTCACTGCGCGCACCAGCTGGATCAATCATCCATGCCGTTGATCGAATTGGAGTTGTCACTGCGCGGAGGACGGACCCGACCTGCGCATCCTCGCGACGCATTTTGTCAAAAACATCGATAGATCGCGGCCAGACCAAATCAAGATTTGTCTCATGCGATTCAGCCGCCAATTCTCCCCACGACGCTAAGCCCCCTGACTGATATCCACGTTCGACCACCCCACCACCCCCTAACGATGAATTCCTTAAAACTGTGCAGTTGCTAAATTCGCCAAGCCGGCAGTGTCATGCCGAGCCACAACAGCAGCGGCAGGCGGAGGTGGAGGTGCCGGAGCAGCATCCTCAGGCTCCAAGGCCTCCAGCCCGTACAGGGCGACCGTCTCTGCGACGACGCCACCAATATCGACAACGGAACGGCGACGGTCCCACGCCTCGTTCTCCGCAATCGTCTTAACGAGCCCACCCTCGATAGCCAGATCGACGAGTGGCTGCTCGGTATGTGCGAGCTCTCCGGAGCGAACGCGGTCCCTGAAACGGCCCGTGGCTAGCCCGATATGTCCACCATCGATTTCGTGGACCGTCAGCCCCTTTTCGGTCAACGGTTGAACGAGTTCCATCGACGGCGAGCCGCGAGACTGCAAAGCAACCTCACGGAATCCCGACTCATCAGCAAGCTCAGCAAGACGATCGACAGCTTTGAACATCGACTTGTGTCGTTCGCGCAACTGCACAAATGGCACACCATCCTCCGTGAACGTCGCTACCGAGATCCATGTCCACCTGCGGTCAAATGACACGTCCACACCCCACACGGTGCGTGACCCCTTCGGGACCTTCACCGCGAACGGCGAAACCATGGACTGTTTCCAATCGGAAACATCCACATAGGAATCAACCTGCGCTGTAACCCACTGGCACAAAACCTCGGTGCGGTAGTCAGCGTCAGGCATTGACCGCGAATCTGAAATACACGACGCCACAGTGATCCCGCCATACCCAATAGACGGGTTAGCCTGCAAGATCCCATCCACGTCGTCGAGCGCACATCCATCAGGGGCCGACCACTCAAAAATCCCGATCGACGTGTCATGATTCGCGCTCGCATAGGCCTCGGCGTCCATCAATGTGGACTCGACAAGACGCTCCCACTCATCGATGAGCTCAAGGGCAGCCTCACGCTGCTTCGCCAATACAATCGACGCAGCAGAACCGGCATTCGAAATGCCCCACAACTGACCCGACCAGAAACTCTTGGTTGTCTGAGAGACTGCATTCCACGCAACCCACGTTTGCTGCTCACGCAACTCATCCATCAGGACCCGCGCGGCAGGCTTACCGCGGGCATTCTTCGCCGCCCGAATCTCATAATGAGCCAGCGACTCGGCAAGAATGAACTCCTTACCGTTGGTGTCTGACACCTTCGCGGTCGCATCTTGCAGCGCGGGAATCGCTGCAGCAGTCGCAGCGTCCGTATCTGGCTCCGGATCACACCACAGCTTCACCGACGACCACGGCTCACGAGCAATATCAAGATTCTGCGCTGTGCCCACGATCTTGAAATCAACCGGCGGAACCCGATCAGGGTGCCGAGCCGAGTCAGCAAACAGCCACCACGCCGCCAACACTGACGCCAGCAGCGTCTTGCCATTCTGCCGAGCAACCAGCACGATGACACGACGAAACCGATACGTGCCATCCGGCTTCAGCTCGAGTGCGTGGATCAGCAACCATTGCTGCCACGGACGCAACTCAATCTTCAAGAAATGGCGCGCAAAATCAACAACCTCAAAACCCAGCGACGTCTCAGGAGTGAGATCATGTAAAGGCTTCGTCCAGATCCGGGGTTCCGTCCTGCCATACTGGGACACAGACATCACCCCCGTTATCACGCGTGCTTCGCGGACCTCCAAGCGTCCAACTCAGACTTCGGCTTCGCTGCGGTCTTCGCCGTCTTCCCTGCACGTGCAGCAGGCTTCACAGCCTCGACCTCAGGGACCAGCCCTAACGCATCCATGTATTTCAAGAACGATGCGAGCGACACATTGTCATTCTGTGGAACGGCAGGACGCCGAAGATCAAGCTCCTCCATGTCTTCCAGGGCCCACTCGACAATCACGTTCCACGCGTCGATCTTCCGAGCCAAGGCCCGTGCGGCCGCCACTGTAGCCGCATCCTTCGCCCGGAGATGAGACGCGTTCCTCAGTGACCGGTTCAAGGCATCCTCCAAAGAGTGATCCTCAAATTTCGTTGCCATACTGCGCCTCCTCACAACCTAACCATGATTGAAATGCGCGGCGGCAACAGCCAAAGAAACATCACCACTATAGCACGTATGTCGTGCGCGCAACCCCCTCCAAAATCGTTCGGGGAGAGAGGAATCGAGGACGTGCGGGAGGTGTTCCACCGTTGAGGTTTCTGGATTTTCTCACCGCGTCTGCGTTTCCGCTGGTCAGAGCCTTGATCTCTTCGGAATCGGCGCATTTGCGCCAGATAGGGCGCTCAAGACAGCTAGACACTGTAGCATCCACTCCACCATGCTTTGTGGTCACACCTCAAAGACTCACCACCACTCCGGAACCAACTGACCAATATCCGACTTCGGCTGACCATTACCGCGCTCGCGGTTGCACTTACGGTGCGCATGTCGGAAGTTAGCTGGGTCTTCTTGCAAGTCAGGGTAAAGACTCACTGGGTAATAGTGGTCGAGTTCGTGACTGTTGTCTGACGTGCCGGGCTTAACGTCATAGTCGATTCGCTTCTTGCAAATCCAGCAGTCGCCAGCAGTGTCATTCGTCGAGTCAAGGTACTGCCCTTGGGCGAAGAACTCTGCTTTGAGTTGTTTCATTCTCCGTGTGGATGTCCGCGTGGAACCAGCCATTGTGTATCACCTCCGGCGTTATGCTTTGCCTATGGAACCGCTCATGAAGTTTGGCAGCAGTGTTGGCGAGACCGTACTCGTGTATGAGAATCGGTTGGAGATCGCGAAGCGAACGATGTTGTCGCTTGGGTTGGCAAAGAAGACCCGGACGATACCATTTGCGCAGATCCGGAGCGTTTCGCGTCGAGGTGGTGTGACGCATCTTGAGTTGCCTCTGGGGAAGGCCGAGCTGGTCTTGATGAGCAAAAGCGAGTTCAAGAAGTTCGAGGGGATCTATTACGCGAGTTTGTAGCTGAAGGACTCATATCCACCGAAGGGATGACCCGCAAACGCAAGAACCCCCGCACCTGATGGTTCGGGGGTTCTATGCATACTTTTCCTGCCATCTAGTGTGCATCACTTCTGCTACTGGATCAACTACTCAATCGGGGTGTGTTGAGGGATCCCTGCCGACTGAGCAAGAGAGATAGCTGCGTTGATCTGGTGACGTTGATCCCGTTGACTGTCATCCATTACGAGATCTCCCAGCCCATTGATGGTGAGCGTGACTGTCGTGATCGCATCGACTCCCCGCATGCTCACTGTGCCCGCAGATGCCACATTGCGGATAGTTGCGGATCTCAAGTTGTCGCGAGAGACAATCTGGGTGTTGGTCGTGTTGTCTTCTGTGCCAACACGGATGAGGGCAATCTGTTGATCGGTCCAAATGAGTGCTCTTAGCTCCGGCAGTGGCTCGAACTGCCCAGATATGACTGGCCAAATGAACGACGAGTAGGCGCCATGTTTGAATCCAGACACTTGGATGGCAGCGCTGAGAAGTCGAGATGCCCTGACTAAGGTTGCCTCGGCTGCCTTGGACAGGTATCCGGAGTACTGACCTGTGATGAGGTTATTGCAGAATTGTTGTACGTCTGGGTCGGATATGAATTCCATGTGGTTGCCTTTGGTTGAAGTCGAGCTTTATGTCGGAACCTACTCCGCTGCTCCGACATATCTAGGCGGCGAGTTCTCGCGCTTCGTCGAGGTAGATCCTCTTGCCTGTGCCGTGCGCTTCGAGTTGTCCGCGTCGAATCCACGAGCTGATGGTGAATCGGCTGATCCCTAGGAGTTCGGCGGCTTGGTTTTGGGAGACAAGCTCGTGCGCGGTTAGGGCTGCCGAGATGCTCATGAGCTCCAATCCTTCCGTTGTGTATTGGGACCCGCAGCCCGGGCAGTCATACGTGTCAGTCAGGCCTTCTTCGGTGACTTGATGCTGTAGCTGGCCTCCACACCCTGGGCAGGTGCGGTCCGTCTGCACTGGGTCAAGTCCATGGACATGTTCTAAGGCTCGAAGCACGTAGGCGAGCTCTTCCTCAAATTCACCGAGGGACGGATAGTGACTGATGGCCCAGTCGAGGTGGGTGTGAAGCCAGAGCAGTCCGTTACCGGTTGGACGCGAGGATCCGTCGTCGGCCCATTCCCACCATGACCATGCCCATATTGTCGCCCAATCATCCACGCCGGTCTTGGTGCGGATCCCACGCACATCTCCGGGTTCCGTGTCCCAGAAGTCAGTGGTGAGGTCGAGTCGGAACGGGAGGCCATCTGTGGGCCCACCATGCCCGAACCTCGTTGGATCTCCGCCACGGACACCAAGGATGACTGCCCACGGGTCAGGCATTGTGGTTGCGAGGCGGATGACGCGCTCGAGGGTCTGGTGAAGAGTCATGACTGGTGGACTTTCTTGGGTAGTGGCTGGTGGCAGTACTGGCAGGCCCACGCACTGGTCTCTCCCTGCCGAACGTATCGGTGCCGGCATGGGCTCACGAGTGAGGCGAGGTCCCCGTAGATGGACGCGGTGAGCATCACGTGTTCCTCTTCAGTCATGAAGCGTCGCCCCGCATGCTCTTGCAGATGAAACCGCGAGCGCGGCGAGGAGTGACAGTGTCTGTCTCGATGGTTGTGTGGTGGTTGAGGGGTGTCATTGGTTGCTTTCGGTTATGAGGGTGTGTCGGTGGGGCAGATCGGGCTGTTTTCCGACTCTGGAATCATTCTGTTTTGTCCCTGTAGGGTTGCGTTATGGTTGGTTTCTTGATTGCTCTGCTTGTTATTTGGGTAGCGGTTTCTGTCGCAGGGTTCCTCATTAAGGGGTTACTGTGGCTGGCTGTAGTTGGTGTCGTCTTGTTCTTGATCACTGCTGGCTGGTTGTGGTTCAGGGGTCGTAGCGATGGTAAGAGAGCCGCGCGCAACGAATAGGTTTGTCTGTGTGGCCACGCACATGTTGGTTGGGCGGCTCGATGGAGCGTGGTGGTCATTCTGTGCAGCATGGTTGGGTCAAGGTTTGTGTGTTAGCGCGGTTTAGAATCTGTGAATGCAGCAAGAAACAGCGAAGTATGTCCCGTTGAGTGTCCGAGAAGGACGACGCCCTCCGTTTGAACCCACTGTTGGTGTCCCTGGTTATCTTTCTCCTGCGCTCACAAAGTGGCTGAATCGTCAGTTCCCTAAAGCGAACGGTTCGAGCTATGCGTCGTTTGAGGCTTCGTTGGATTCGGAGAGGATTCACAAGCTTTTTCGAGCACTTAGGATCGACTACGAAGAGAGTCTGTCCGACCAAGACATGTATGTTGCATTGCTGGATGAGTTCTTGGAGGGAGACGATGAGATCTCTCTCGACATCATTGATTACTTGCTCTTTACAGGTGCCACCCAGTGTGACGAGTTGGAAGCTGTCCTGTTTGAAGTCGATCACGAGTATCGCCTCGATGCAGACCATGCACGCCTCGTTAGGCGAGTCGACGGATCAGTCTGGGCTGCATACGAGGAAGCACTGGCTCCAGCCGATGAAGCGTCAAATGATGTGGCCTCAGCCTGGGCGAAGACATACAGCAGAGACACGGATCCTGAAGGTGCTTGGGACGACGCAACCCGCGCAGTCGAAGCCCTCTTGAAGCCCATCGTGTCGCCAAATGACGGCAAGGCAACGCTGGGGAAGATGATCTCGGCTATTCGTGCCAAGGAAGAAAAATGGGCGTGCGATCTCCCCGGCATCGAAGACAAGTCTCCCGTGCAGCAGTTCGTTGACGCACTGCAAGTCGTCGGGTATAGGCCAGATCGGCACGGTGGCAGTGATGGCGTGACGGACTCTGCGACGTCAGCCATGGTGGTGCTCCAAGCTGTGACGATTGTTGGTTGGCTTCGTGACGGCGCCTTCCGGCGAGTCGATTAGTTGGAGGATCCATGGGGTCAACGCGTCGATGGCTGCTTCTGCTCGAGACCATTCGATCGTCGTGGCTCCGGCTTCTGCATTGCGGATAGCATCGGCGACATGGCAGCGGACGCTCAGAGGGACCCAGAGTTCTTGTGTGCTCATTGGAGTTTCTTTTTCTCTGTGGCGTAGAGGCGGCGTGCGTCGGCGAGTGATGCACAACCCCATTCGGTACGGCGTAGGCGTGTGGTCTTGATGAACAGGTAGCGGTGTCCGTCGTTGCGGAGTTCGATGTGGACGCCGTCCCCGGTGTAGCTGTCAAGGAGAATCACTTTGTGTCGCTTCCCCGCTGCTGGTTGTGACTGTCGAGGAGCGGTGTGGGTGGGGTGAGCTCCAGGATGATGTGCGTGAGCCACCCAGGCATGGTTTCGAGGACTGCCGATATCCCATCGAGATCCGCCAGGTTGAGGTGATAGTCCATGTAGTTGCGATTCGTGGAGACCTTCCCCGCCTTTGTCACGTAATCCCCCTCGACACGGACGAGCAGGTAAGGGAGCGGTTCGCTATACCGGTAGTACCAGCTCAGAGTGACCGTGCGGGGTGCCAGTGAGTTGGGCCGCTGCATGTTTCCGGAGAGTCCGTCCATGGGCGGCAAGCCACCCTCAAGAGTGATGACAACTTTGCTGGTCTGAGCAATGTTTTTGACGATTGTCATGGTGGTCTACTTGCCTTTCGTAGCATGGTGAAGATTGGTCAGGATCGCGCCAATGAGAATGAGGAAGACAACAACATCCATCACTCAGCCTCCGCTTCGTGCCGAGCTGCTCGCTCTTCCCACTGCTGCTCGAGAAGCTGAGTCAGATTCCCTGCCGGATCAGGACCATCAGGGTGATCAACTTGAGCCGCGAGCGCGGCGAGGTGTGATGTGTGGTCGGATGTGCCCGCAGGTTGGATGAGGAGGATGAGGGCTTGTGCGGTGTGGCGTTGTTGTTCGGCTGTTTCGAGGAGTGCGTGGACGCCGGCGGCTCCGAGGACGAAACATGCGGTGAGTGGGTTTTTGCTGACGAGGTCGTGTGCCTGTTGGAGGAGGTCGCGGGCCTTGGCGGCGTGTGATTGGTGGGTCATGGTTCTTCCTAGAAGGGTGGGAGGTCGGTGAAGGCGTCGGGTTTTGCCCAGGGGTCGTGCTGGTTGTGGTTTTGGGTTGGGTCTCCGGATCCGATGGGTGGGGTGGAGTATGCGTTTCCGTCTGGGCGGTCTTGGTTCGTGGGGAAGGATCCTCCTTGGCTGGAGGCCTGACCTGAACTCGTGACGCGTGTGACCTGTGCGCGTGCGTATCGCAGCGATGGGCCGACTTCATCCACTTGGAGTTCAATCGATGTGCGGCGTTCACCGTTGTGTTCATAGCTTCTGACCGTCATGCGGCCGGTCACGACCACGCGCATCCCCTTTGTGAGGGATTCGGCAACGTTCTCTGCGTATTCACGCCACACCGAACAACGCACGAACATGGCTTCACCGTCTTCCCACTGGTTCGTCTGACGGTTAAGGGTCCGCGGAGTTGACGCGACGGTGAAGCTCGCGACCGGGATTCCCGAGCTGACGTAACGAAGCTCCGGATCCCCCGTCATGTTTCCAACAACTGTCACAACTGGCTCATTCATGCCAAAACCTTCCCTTTCGCTCTCTGACTTCCAAAACGTTGACGAAGCACACCCTGAATCTCCTCAATCACAGCCCGCTGAGCCGGATCACTCCGGGCCTCAACAACCGCCAGACGCTCAGCCTCCACACGCTCACGCTCATGCTGGCGCTCGCGGTGGGTGCGTGCTTTCGCCTCGGAGGCCAAGAATGCTTCGTAGGTTTCTCGGGCGACCTTGCAGGCGTGGCAGGGAGGCGGCTCAGGATCGTTCTGGTGAGCCGCGCAGCGTTCACGGACACCGCGAGCGCTGGGTGTGGCCTCTGGGTGGTTGGTTTCTGGGGTGGTGTGTGGGTTGTGTGTCGGCGTAGCCGGCGCATCAACCGGGTGGTGGTGGGGGGAGTTTTCCACAGGTTGGGTTTCGCTAGTGTGGTTGAGTACGTAGTCTCCCCTTGGTTCTATGGATGGTTCTAAGGACGGTTTGTAGGACAGCAGTGTCACCCCAAGATTGACACCCGTGTCACCCCAAGATTGACTCCTGTGTCGCCCCAAGGTTTGGTTGGGGTGACTGTCTGTCGTGTCTGTTTTGGGGTTATCCACAGGTGTGCGGGGTTCGAGGATCTGAAGATCCCACACGGTGGGGCGCCGGTTGGCGGGCAGGTGGGAGACTTCGCGTTGATCTCCCCGGCAGATGAGATGTGCTTCTTCGAGGACAGCGAGTTTGCGTTGGACGGTGCGTGTGGAGCAGCGTGCGTAAGCTGCGAGGGTTGCGATGGAGGGACGGGCTCCGGTGCCGTCATCCCGGGCGTGGTCGGCCAGGCCGATGAGGATGAGTTGGGCGATAGGTTCGTCTGGGGGCACAGGTGCGTTCTTCAAAGCCCACACCATTGGGATGAGGCTCATGATGGTTGTCCGTTCTGACGTTGAAGGAATTCGGCATGGAGGATGAGCCGGCAGTCAGGGCAGGTGACGTTACGGGTGACTCCTGTCAGGCGAGTGATACCGCGAGCGCGGGCGTGTGCGCCGCATACGGCTTCGAGGGTCCAGCTTGCTGGGCGGGCTTTCGGGTCGATGACGTGGACGGTCAGGTAGTGGTCGCTGTAGAGCTTCACGACTCCACCTCCACCCACGTGTTCCCGGGCAGGCAGACGCGGCCGTCAGACAGCAGGACAGGGACCTGTTCAGGGGTTTCCCACGAATGGACCATGAAGCCGCGGCTCGTGGCCTCACCCGGATGCTGGTGAATATGCTCATGGCAGGCCCGGTGGAGTGCCACAAGATTCGCAGCCGTGTGTTCTCCTCCTCGCGAGCGCAGTTGGCGGTGGTGTGCGTCGAAGGTGAGGAGCGGTTTGCCGCACCAGTCACATGAGCCGCTGCTTCGCTCACCCACCGCCTTCCGTACTGTCGTCGGGATGGTTGTCTGGGCTGGTCTGCCTGTGGCGGTATGGACGCGCTGACGGCGTGGATGCCACGGTCTGCGTGTCAATGGGGTCTTCCTCGTCAGAGGTGCTGATCGTTTCATCATGCTTCCTTCACGCCTGGTGGTGGGACCTGCAGGCTCCACCACCAGAGTCCGTGTGTTTACCTGTCGCATCCGTAGAAGATGGCTGGGGCGGTCGGTAGCTCCTCGAGGTTGACGCGTAGCTGTTCACACAGGGTTGTGAATGCCGCATGTTCGGTCTCGCGCACCTGGTCGATGAGAAGCTTCATGAGCAGGTTTTTGTCTTCGATGGTGTAGAACCAGCGGGCCATCATGGTGACGTCGTCACCGAACTCGAAGATCTGGGTTGTGAACGTGACCTCCTCGGGAAGCTCGGCGGTGCCCGGGATTTGCTTCTGGCCGATGGTCTCAATGTAGGAGATTGACTTCTCGCCGTTCTTGACGTTCTCCACGGACTGGAAATCCACGTTCTTGATCGCTTGGAATGTGGTCGCGTGGTTCAACATGGCGGCCGCATTCGGCTGGACGAAGTCCGCGTAGTGGTCGATGATGAACTCTCCCAGAACTGACTGGCGCACATACTTCCTGTCCAGTGCCTTCCAGCTCTTCCACTGGTCCGTGTACAGCAGTTCCATCTGGACGCGATGCTGACGCAGTCCCCGCTCATCCTGCGAGTCCCCATCAAGGACGGCGAACACTTTCCGTGCCGGAAGGTCCATCCAAACCTCCGTACCTTCCCCGCCATGACGAGCCACGTAGGAGACGAACGAGTCAGGGGAATGAACCGTGACACGCCCTTCCTTGTAGATGGCCTCATACTGGGCGAGGTCCCATTTGGTGCGGCGCTCGAGGAGTGCCTGTGTGTCGAGAAGGTGGACCTGTCCGTCACGGTCACGTGCCGCATACACGTTGCCCAGCTTCAACTTCTCAGCCGTCTGAGACAGGTTCCCGATCTCTTCCATAGTCGTGACGAAACTCGACGTGGGGACCTCATCGAGGGTGGCCTGTGATTGTTCTTCCATGCTGTCTGCTTCCTTACTTGGTGTCGTCTGCGATCGTCAGATCGCGGTTGAGGATGATGCGTTGATTCGGTGGGTTCTCTGACAGGCTCTGCGTCTTGTCGTTCACGAAGCGGATAGATGAGGAGCGTGGCAGGCGAGGCGGTGTCACCTTCATGTCCGCCCGGATCTTCACTGCCTGGATCCCGTTATCGACCTTCTCGACAACAACAGTCAGGGTCATCTTCCCGGCCTTGCCGATGCGCATCACCTTCGCTGTCAGGTCCCGGAGCGCGTCCGAGCAGTCAGCGTCCAGTACTCCGTCCTCGGCGGTTGCAACAAAAACGGAAAAGTCGTGCTCTGCGAGGTCCTGGTCAATAACCTCGCCCGTCTCCTTGTTCACAATGTCAGTCATGTGTTTTCTCCTGTGGGTTAATGAGTGAAAGTTGGTGTGCCGGCATCACCCGGTAAACCTTGAAAGTTCCCGGTCGGCGGGTGGTCCCCGAGAGGCGTGACAAACGGACAACCTGCTCCGGCTCAGCGGTGAACACCTGGACAACAGTCCATTCGGCACCTTCGACAAGATCCCCATCGATGTGGACACGGTCCCCGATCTGGTAGACGGTCATGATGTTGTCTTCCGTCGGCGCTTCAACTGCTCCCAATAGGCCGGATCCATCGACAACCAAATGTTGCGGAAAGCCGGATCATGCGCAGCGCGAGTCTGAACCCGGAACGGTGCCACACACCCCCGTGCGATTGCTGCCGCCTGAACCTTTGTGAACAAGACAGCCCGACCAGCCTCATCCGTCACCAAGAATGTCCGGCCCGGACTCAGCTTCAACACACGGCGGGACTCCGCAGTCAACAAACGCGTAAACGCATTATCCGAATCCCCGAACCGTCCCGGGATCGCGAGCTCTGTCAGCGTGATCTTCATGCCGGCACCACCTCGCCCTGGACCACCGAGTCGACCGGGTCATTCTCGACATGCCACAGCACGTAGAGAAGAAAGGTGCCGGCACCACCCAGTTCGATTACTACGCGTGCAAGGTCCAGTGCCATCACGCCGCATCACCCCGAATATCCAGGACAGTGGTTTGTGCCGCGTCTTCTTCGAGAAGCCGCAACGCGAAAGCGAGACCAGCAGCCTTGCCCTCCGCAAAGTCCGCAGCGGAGAGTGTTGTAGCTTCCCGCGCAGTCTGGACAGCGTCAGCACACAGCTCCCGCAGGCGATCCATAATCTCGCCATTCATGTTGTTTGTGGTCATCACTCGGGTGTCCCTTCTAGGCTTGCCATTCAGGGAGGGATGCGATGTAGCGGTCCAGTTCAGTCCGCCTGTACCGCTTACCGAAATGCGTCTTGGTCGGGACAAGTTGGCTTTGTGCAAGAAGCTTCGCGACAGTTCGGGGTGAACAATCAAGGTAGGCAGCGGCCATCGTTTCGCTCATGAGGGCGGGCCACGTATCCAGATGAAAGTCGATCTTCTCGGGCATCAAACCGTCCCCTTCCCAGCAGATTCGTGTGGTCGGGTGGTGATAGGCTCACTCATAGGAGCACCCTTTCTTTGTTGAGGTTGGTGTTGTCCTTGGCCGTCACTCGTTGCCCCGAGTGACGGCATTTCTTTGTATGGTTGAGGGATGAATGCTGGAGAGGAACTGATTGAGATCTTCGACATCTGGGAGTCAGCCCGGACGTCAAACAAGGCCTTGACGGTAATCAGGCAAGGCACAGGCGCGGAGCACTCCATGTGGGAACAAGTCGCACAGGCGGCTGGCCTTTTGTCCGACATGGAGTTGTATCTGGAGACCAGGCCAGACACCTTTCGCAAGGCACAACGACCAGTAATGACCGCGGCGTGGAAACATCTCATGCAACCGGACGTAATTTGGGGCAATGCTTCGGGAACGTCTTTTCCCGACGTCGTGCGAAGTGGGCTCTCAAGTCTCGGAGAGCTCATGGAGAATGGCGACCTACCCACGTTCTTCACCCCGAATGATGTCCAGTCCATCCGAGAGTCCCTTGAAGAAGTGCGCACACAGCTCGGGGGAATATCTGATCTGTCGGTAGAATTCGTCAACTATGTTGACGAGCTCATCGCTGAGTGTTTGAGGGCGCTTGACGGCGAGACTCCGGACCTCACCAAGGCCCGTGACCTCGCGTTTCAAGTCATCGGATCCGTCAGTGCCGTTGGGGACGTGGTTTCCAAACATGATGTCGACCACCCGAGGAAACCAATCCTCACTCACCTTGGGAGTCTGGCCAGAGTCCTCTCCAAGACGTTCGTCACTGCCGGGGCCACTCGCGGAGCCAACGAACTCATCGACACCACCAGTGCTGCCATCAAGAACTTCGTCGAGAATTGATCTGCTCATGCCGGTGTCCCCGTCGGTGGAGAGTCTCAGGTCGATGAGAGCGCTGATGGTGCGGACGATCGCTTGGCAGCCGTCCTCGCCCCCTGCTTCACGGAACGCGACAAACAGGCCGTTGAGAGCAAGGAACGCCCGCTCCCACTCAGGAAGCGAGGACAAGTCCACCTCGGAAAGCTCTGCGTCACTCATGCCGGCACCTTCTCAGATTGAAGGTCACGGATTCCTTGAAGGCGCTTAGCGATTGCTTCAGCGACCGCTCCTATCCACTGTGGAGTAGCTTGCTTTGCGCCGGTCTCAACCCGGCTCAAGTGTGTGGCCGACACTCCGGCCTCACGGGCCACCTCCTCGAGGGTCATTCCAGCTTCGTTACGCAATGCCCGGAGCGCCGTGCCGGGTGTCGGACTGTAAGTATCCATACCCAAGAGCGTAGTCATTCTTGCGTATCATACGCAACTCTATGAGGCTATATAGGTTTACGTGTTGCGCAATTTACGCAATACCGGATACTATTTCGGCATGAGCAAGCAAGTTGATACCCAACAATTCGGTGACGTGCCCGCCATGACGGAGCAAGAGCGCATGAGTTACGCAGGAAAGCTCCGTGGGGCACGTGTGGAGGCACGCCTTACACAAGCCGAAGTTGCGGAACAAGCAGGCATTGCACTCAACACTTACGCAGCGATGGAAAACGGATCACGGGTGCCGCAAGCGGAGAAGCTATGGGCGGCAATGCTAATCCTTGGCCTTCGCCCACGCAATGAAGATCCCGAATGGCTGCAAGAATGGTGGGCGATACTTCGACCGCTTATTCTTCGCCTGCCCCGAGATCGGCGTGGTGTAGTGATGGGGCAAATCGTCTCTATCCTCGGAGCGGCCGTCGCGGGCGAAGAGCGGGCCTCAGCACTTCATCCCGTTGAAGATCTGTCGGATCGTCCGGCTATCTTCGATCCTGAAGAACTTGGACTCGCTGCTCACACGGACACGCGAGACGAGGACACAGATTTCTAGCGAGGTGGCCGTGACGTTCGACGACCTGCTCACCACAGCCGAACGCCATGGCTTCACCATCGCTTGGGAGCCAATCAAAAGCGGATTCGATGGCGCTGTGGACCTGCGCCACTCCACCATCTATCTTGATATCACGCTCGATAGCCGGCCTCGACACGCTATCTCCACCCTCGCCCACGAGCTCGGACACGCAGCGTTAGGGCATGGTTGCGCACAATCCCCCGGCGGTGAACGTCTCGCTGACGAGTGGGCGGCACAACTCCTTATCAGCCCGATCGAATACGCGGCAGCGGAACGTCTCTACGGGCCGAACAAACAAGCCCTCGCCCTCGAACTCGGTGTCACAAGGCAACTCGTCAGCGCCTACCAACACACGCTGAAGGACCTCGCAGCATAAAAGGAGTCGCCCCAACCCACACCGCGAAGGTGAAGGTTGGGGCGACTCTCTTGTGGGTGGAGGCCTATTAGCCACTCTCACACACGGCAACCACAATTGACATGCTCGGCCCGTGCAATCTCACCTAGACCCCCGCAGTCAGACCAACAATTCCACACCGTGTCAGGATCGGCAATAGAAAGCTAGGAGTTGAACAGCCAACGACACGAACGACGTGGCGACAACGCACACCCGGCCGACAAGCAACCCCATCGCCCCGACAGACAAAGGTGTCAAGCACCAATAGACGACTGTTTGTTGAACAACCGGCGACCGCCTCAGCGCATCCGGTCGGTCAGCTGGTCGAAGAACTGCGCGAGCATCTCGTCCGCGTCATCCGCCATCAACTCGGCCCCACCGAACCGATAGACCTCGTAGCCGGAGAGCCTGAGACGTCGGTCCTCGGAGACCATCTCGCTGTAGAGGGTCGGGCTTGCGATATCGCCCGTCGCGTAGTGCTGCTTGCCATCCACCTCAAGGACGACGCGGTGCCTGTCGGAGAACAGGATCAGGAAGTCCATGCGCTGCCGTGCCAGCGGACTGCCATTCTGGCCGGCGGTTCGGCGGGCCAGCGCGGTAGCCGGGTCGAAGTGCAGGTACACCTGCGGAATCAGCGCAGGCACGTCGAACTGACCTCCCTTGTAGCGAGTCGCGTAGGCGTCGAACACCCGGCACTCCACGGGGTTGTCTCCGAGGGAAGCTCGCAGGCGACCATGTAGGTCGAGGCCGACGTCCCGAGCCGCCATGGTATCGGCGAATCCCTGACGCCTGCGCCACCACCGGATGAGGTCGCTGTACTTCAGCCCATCGGCCGGGATCGGCTCGTCGTAGATGAGGCAATACTCGCCGTTGCGCACGATCTCGACATCGTTATTGATTGCATCGTGCAGCACGAGGTCTGGCTTGGGTCCGTTGGCAGCGAAGATCAGGTTCTTCGCAGGCGTGCCGACTCCGCCCCCTCTGTCGTACTCCGCAAGTAGCGCTTTCAGTTCAGGTAGGAGAGTCTCGGGCAGATCTAGTTCAGCTACCATCCGTCGACCCAGGGCCACGAGCCTGCGCAGTTCCCAGGTTTCGATGTAGCCCTTGATGACATCACGCTTAGTGAACTCTTTGTCGCTGGGCTGATGATCGACACTCGACCACGGCAGCTTGAGCTCCTCAGAAAGCACTGTCTCAAGGTCGGTCCTGGTGTACCCGTGAATGAGTGCTTCTTCGATGGCATGACGGAACGAGCGCGACGACACCTTGACCGGAGTCATCGGAGCACTGATTGAGAGCGCATCGAGAAACGGGAACCCACTCACAGCACAGTCGTCTCTCGAAAGCACAGACTGTGATGGGAGTCCGCTCCGTGAGCATTAAGAGCAGCGCGTACTGGAAGTCCTTGTGTCCCGACCATCGTGTGCCGTTCGCCTACTCCGCCAGGAAGCTCTTGACTAGGGCCTCCAGGTCGTCGAAGTGAACTGACTTGAGCCTTCGGTCGCTTCCGAGAGCAAGCACCGAGTAGCCGTCCTTACCCTCCGGTGTCCCGTCGGTCTTCCACGAACCCTCTGTCACGAACTTCACTTCGATCTTCGTCGTGACGTCCTTGTGCGGCTCGATAGCAAGCAGTTTCCGCCTCGCATCGGTCTCCACGAGATGGCTGCCCTTGGTGTCGACGCACAGCACCTTGTCTCCCGACCAGACGAGGAAGTCCGGGAAGAACCAGACCGTCTGCCCCAACGACACGAGCGGGATCTTGTAGCCGGTCTGGGACCGGTTCCTCGCCCACGGCAGGCCTGTGTCGTCGAGGGCGCGTGCGAACCGGAGCTCGAACTGGTTGAGGTCGTCATAGCCCTCGTGCAGGGCGTTCTTGAAGGTGGTCATCGAGCCCCGCCTGACGAGCGCGCTGCCGATCTCGTATGGCTTCGGCTTGAGCTGCTTGACCACGGCGTGGTCCAGATAGGCAGTGACGGCCTCTGCGGCATGGTCGGCGAGGTTCGTGTAGGCGGTGCTGCCCACGCCAACTTTCGCATCGAACTTCTCAGAGTCGGTGGTCATCACAGCACGTGCTGGCCTGTACCTGCGCGAGACCTCGCGGTCAAACACCCACCGTGCGCTGACCCGGCTGGACTGCTCGAAGTCGAACCACTCGGAGTCATTGGCGTCCTTCGCACCGATCGTCTGCTGGACCGTCCGCCGTCGGCCCACCCCACGTGTGTTCCGGGTGTCGTCCCTGTAATCGTTGATCTTGGCTAGGACCTTCTCCACGGGTTCCACCGTGTGCTTGTTGTCGATGGCGGTCTTCGGCACCGCTCGGCGCTCCTTGGGCTCCACGCTCACAGGCGTCTCGGAACCCGGGGGTGAGGTCAGGATGCGCACATCGGGCGCGTCTCCGCCGAGCCCCTTCTCGACCTCCTGGACCACCTGCGCGAATGTGTCGTTGCGGTCCACCCGGACGTAGAAGTGGGCGGTGTTGAGGCGGTCGGACTCGTAGTGGGCGGCTCCTGGCTGCCGCAGCACGCGACCCACGATCTGAGTGATCTGGATCGGGGACTCCATCGTCTTGTCGACGTAGGCGAAGTAGACGCTCGGGTCGTCCCAGCCCTCCTGGAGGGTCTGGTTGAAGATGATGTGCCGGTAGTCGCCCGCAATGAAGTCGTCGTAGTCGCTCTCGCCGCCGCCGTAGAGGATGAAGTCCGCCGGCAGGGGGAAGTCGCGATGCGTCTTCAGATCCGCGTACACCGCCACCTCTTCGGCTGGCACTCCGCACTGTTCGGTCAGGTACCGCCAGATCAGGATCGGCGGCGCCTGCCGCTGCTCGAACGGCTGCTTCGGGTCGTCGGTCTGCCCCGCGTCGTCGGCAAGGATGTTCGTATTGCAGACGTAGATCGCCTTCGGAAGGAACCCGAGGCCCTCCGCCTTGACGGCGGCTTCCGCGTCGGCCATGTCGGTCAGCATCTCCGAGACCGTTTCCTGCATGGGCGCGTTGAGCCCGTCCAGCGAGATCAGCCCCTTGACGAGCCCCGAGGCCACGACGGTCGACGACATGACCCGGGTGATGAGGTCGTCGTCCTTGAACCCGCCCTGCGTGCGCAGCTGCTGGATCACCTCGGTGTCGAACTGAGCCGGGAAGCGAAGTGTGGCACTGGCGAGGAGGAACACGGCGGGCTCCTGCTCCAGCAGCAGCGTCGTCTGCTGGTCGCTGAGGTTCTGTGCCTCGTCGTACACGACGACCAGCGGACGCCTAACGCCTTCCGCGGTCTGGCGGGCCTTGAGGGCCTCCCAGCGCGTCGACTCGATGTTGTCCGTGTCGAACGCGAAGATCCTGAGGTTGCTGTTCTCGCGGTCCCTCTGGTTGAAGGTCCCCACCGTGGCGAAGTAGAGCAGTGCCTCCTTCGAGTCCGCCACGTCCGCTGGGTCGTACTCGCTGAGGAGGTGGACGCCGATGTCCTGGAGGAGGTGGCTGTACTTACCGCCTTCACAGAGGTTCGCGTAGCTCTGCTGGACGACGACCTTGCCCTTGGAGAGCCAGAGGATGACCGGCGGGACCTCGGACAGCGCGACGATCTCGCTGACGGCCTGCGCGAGGATCGCAGTCTTGCCGGAGCCGGTAATCGAGGACAGGGCCTGGTAGAACGGGACGTCTCGGCGGCTCTTGCCCCTGCCGAAGCCGATGGGATCTGCACTGTACTTAGTGAACCGATCGGCGATCTGCGAGGCGGCGTCCTGCTGGAACTGGAAGAGTTCGAGTGCCACGGTCACACCTCCTCGGTGAAAGCGTCAGTGCGAATGTCCAGGCCGAAGTCCGACAGGATACGATCCGGGATCTGGTACCAGATGACGTCGTCTGTGACGAGTAGATTTCGTCGGCTGTAGACGTGGTAGAGATCCGCTAGGCCCTCGCGAGCGGCCTCTTCTGTGATCGTTTCGTAGACATCCTCAGTGAGGTCTGTGTTCTCGCCCGCCCCGGACCACACCAGGAAGATGCCCTCGTTCGAGGCGTTCTTCGCCACGAGGTACGTATAGGGCTTCTTGCCCTTTCCTGTGATCGGTATGAGCACCAGCGAACGACGGCTACCTGTGCTGGAGTGCGAGGCGATGACCGTGTCGATCATCTCGTCGCGCTCCATGAGAAGAAGAGTCTTGCGATCGATGCGTCTCTCAAGGCGTTTGAATGTGAAGCCACCACCCAGCGGGGTATGCCGCTTATTCTTCCAATCGCCGCTGATTACGCGGCTCAGCCGATCTGCAGTGAGTGTCTTTGCATAAGAATCGCCATTCTCCGGACGACCTTGCTCAATCAGGACGAAGCGGCGATGTGAATCGGTGTCGTGGTTGAGTTGAAGTACGGCGTGGCCGGTGGTGCCAGAACCTGCAAACGGATCGAGAACGACCCCCTCCGGTGGACACCATATCTGAACGAGCTTAGCAATGAGCTTCATCGGCTTCACCGTCTCGAAACCATGGCCAGCCCCCACTACGCTGGTGAGCTCATTCACGCCAGTTTGGCTATGCCCTGATTCTTCATGATCCCAGGACACGTCACCAAGAGTCTCTGGTGCATCAATCAACTCATCCGCCCAGTAGGTCATCGGCACGCGACCCTGCTTGACGTCCTCTAAGTAGCGTTTCTGTTGGGGACGACCCGTACCTTTAATGCCGAAGAAGATCCGTGGCCACGGCCCATCGGCCAGTCTTTGCTTAGCGGCTGAACGTGCTTGGGTCAACGGTTCCTTCAACATCAGAGCCTTGACGTTACGAACTCCTGCTGAATCCACGCCGACAACTGCTGCGCGCAACTCAGCATCACCGATGTCACGCAGTTCGTACCGTGTCCCCCATTCCTCAAGCAACTTCTTGGTCTCGCTCTGCGGAAAGACCCAACAACGCCCTACCGGCGGGTAGTGCACCTCGCCGGTGAATGGAGACTGGATGCCGTAGACCATCCCTTGATGGGTGAGAGCCTTCGGTCCGGAGAAATCGCCGGCCTTCCAGACTCTGTTGTCCCCATCGCGGTTGAGGTACCGGGCATCCATTGACTCGGTACGGACTTCAAGACCGGTCTTGGCGACGCGCTCATCCTTGGCGTACACCAGAACGTATTCGGTCGCGGTCGACACGTGCCTGTTGTCAGACCTGGGCGAGTAGGACTTCTGCCAGTTGATGATTGCCAGTCGGTTCTCCTCGCCGAACAGCTCATCGAGCATCTGCCCGAGGTGGAACAGCTCACGGCTGTCGATGCAGATCGCGAGTACCCCCGACTGCTTCAGCATCGCCCGCATCATCTGGAGGCGCGGGTACATGAACCTCATCCACTTCGTGTGCCGGGCGGGGTCGTCGCTGCCCACGAACTCACCAAGGTCGGGATCGTTCGGGTCCTTGTCCCACTTGTCGTTGTAGCGGAAGTCGCCGCCGGTGTTATACGGCGGATCTGTCAGGATCATGTCGATCTTGCCGCGCTCCCGGTACAGGGACGCCAGGGCCTGGAGGTTGTCGCCCTCGATGAGGAGGTTGCGTGAGCGCTCGGGTTCCTCGCCCGCGCTGTACTTCGCAACCGTGCGCTGCGTGCGGGGTCGCACCTTCCGGCCGATCTGACGAGCGATGACCTTGCCGGGGAACGAGAGGTTGACGCCCGCACCGGTCCGCTCGCGGATCATCTCGATGAGCTGCTCGACGGGCAGGTCTTCGAGCGCGATCAGGTCATCCATGCTGTGTCCTCTTGCTAGGTAGCTCGCTTCTCAAGGCGTGACTGTGCCGCGTCCTGAGGTTGTGGGTTCAAGGCTACTGGCGGGGTCCGACATCTTTGGAGGCCAGGTCGCCATCGTCGCCATCGCGAGTTGCTGAAACTCTCCACACTAGTCTACCGATTCCCTTGGTTTTCGAGGCGACGGTCCATCGGTGCGTTGTCATCTCGGTAGGGGAGGGCGTGCGAGGCGCGCCACGGGACTTCGTTCGAGGGCAGTGCGCGGCGGCGTAAGCGCGCCACATTCACTTGAGTCCGGTCCGGGCAGTGTCCTTGGGCGTGACCGAGACTGATGTGATTGATGTTCTGCTGCACGAAGGCGTGCCCGTCATCCGAGCCTCTTACCCATTGGCCGGCGCCCTCTACCATCGCGAGCGCCTTGAGATGGTTGACTCTCGTCAGAGTCGGCGGAGCTGTATCAGCGTGTGACGGGCCGGTTGGCGTGGCGTTCGTTGTTGCGGATCTGGCGTAGGTGGGTGAGCCTGCGGACTGTTTCTGGGTATTCCAGGGCGGCCACTGGTTTCGCGAGTGCGCGTCCTAGGACGAGGTAGTAGTGGGTGGTGGTCCAACCTCTAGCGGTGAGGGTTTCTTGTTTGCGGTGGGCGTTGCCGTGCCATGTGGTTTCGAAGTCGAGTGTGGCGCGTTCTTCGTCGGTGAGTGGGACCAGTGGCATGGGGCTGAGTGTAGGGGTCTGGTCAGACAGATTCTTCGGCTGCTTCTTGTGGTGTGGCGGCTGGGAGCACTTTGAGTCCATCTGCGAACGCGCTGCCGAGCTTCTTCATTGCGTTCATTTTTTCTTCTGAGGAAGCGTGCCGGTACATTTCTGTGACTTGTAGGCTTGACTGGCCGACGATCTCCCCGATGAGTTGGAAGTCCACGCCGAAGCTTGCGAGGACGGTGACTGTTGTGTGGCGGGCGACGTGACCGGTGAGCGTGGTGCCTCGCGGGACGGCCTGCTCGGGGGTAATGATGTTGGCGGCTACGAGCAGCTCGCGCCATTCTTGTTGATCGACTGCCGGATCGATTGGGGTCCCGTCCAGGTTGTGCCAGATCAGGCCGTTGGGGTTGGGTTGGTCGGCTTGCGCTTGGACGTGTAGGCGAAGAGCTTCGACGAGTGGCGGAATGAGTGGGACAATTTTCCCCGTCTTGGATTTGGGTCGGGTCAGATGCCACCTGCCGGACACTTGTTTCTTCTCGAAATCGTCGGGGACTCTCCAGACGGGGTTGCTGCAGTACGCTCCGTACTTCTTTCCACACGGGTTCTTCGGGTTGCAACCGTGATCGCGTTCGAGTTCTTCCAGCTTCCAGTTCACTTGGTATGTGCCAGCGTCTAGGTCAAGGTCAGCGAGGGAGGCTCCGAGGATCTCGCCTTGACGCTGACCGGCAAGCATCTTGAACCAGAACCGTGTCGCCTGTCCGACAGGCAGACGCGCGGCCGCTTCGAGAATCGCGACACCTTGCTCCGTGGTGAACGACGTACGCGTGGAAGCAACGATACGTTTGTCTGTTCGTCCTCCTGGTCGTGTCACGTCACGTGCGACGTTGCGGGCGCAGATCCTCTCATCCTTCGCCCCATCCAGCATTTCACACATGACGATGTGACAGGACCGCATGAGCGAGGTAGACCTACCTTTGTCTCGCATGGTGTCAAGGACTGCCCGGACATCACTCGGCTTGAGCTGTGCGACCCGCTTCCGCCCAATGGTCGGTTTGACCCACACGTTGACAGCGGACCGGTAGCCGGCGAACGTCGACGGATCCACGTTAGGCTTCGCGATCTTCTCCAACCACTCCTCCGCCCACCTGCCGACAGTGACGGTCTTGTCGAGAGGCGCTCCGAAATCGCGGATCTCATCTCGGACCTTCTGCATCTTCGCGAGCGCTCCGGTTTTGGTGCGGCTGGTGACGGTCTTTTGGAGGCGTTTTCCAGTGGCGGGGTCCGTGCCTAGATCGATGACTCCACGCCATAGTTGGCCGTTACGAATCGAGTAGAGTGCGCCGTCTCCGTGAGATCGTTTCTTCGGCAT